TTGGCTGGGCCAGCAGCTCCAGGATTCCAGACGAACGTACAGGCGAAACTATTGCCCTGCGAAATGGTTACACTGTTGCTGGACATGGCTACTTATTGCGGGAAAAGTAGGGTTTAGGTCAGGGAGCCTGACTAACCAAGTCATACCACCAGGCCGTAGGGTTGAGCGTATAACCGGGGATAGCCCACGTGCTTTCAAACCAAGGGTGGTTTAAGACTCCTCCAAACTCGGCAGCGTAGGCCGTGTCCCATGTAGAGGGGGAAGGCGGGGTTCCAGTATTAAACAACATCGTGCCTACATCGTGATGCATCGGCAGCGTGATTGGGCCGTACTCGTACTGCGTCACATCCCAAGACAGGGTCGTGGTATTCCAATCAATCGAGGCAATCTTCTTAACCGTATAGCCGATCTGAATGGGCACAGGCGGGTCCAGTGCTAACGCTGCAATAGCGTATGCGTTGCTCTCAGCATAAAGAACCCCGCCAGTATGCATACTAGACCCCTGCGGCGCTAATAGCGTATCGGTGGCCGTCGTATCGTCGGCAGGGAATACCGAAACAAACGGCTTCTCGGCGTCAATTAGCCGGTAGGCTGACAGCCAACTATCCTTGTCCCACCAATCAATCTTAGAGATGCAGACCAGCCACTGGTTGGACCCGCCTACATAATCGGCGTTAAGGATTTCAATCTTACCGTTACTAGCCATCCATTCGCTTGTTCCATCGGTTCCGAGCGTGCGGGTTCCGTTACGGTATACCGCCCAGTCAGTGATACGCGCTTGATTCTGAAATGATCGGAACGCGGTTTCTCCACCAGTGCCATCAGGCTCAGGCCGGAAGGGGAACTGGCTCCAGGTGTAATCAACCACGCCCTTATAGGTTTGAAGGAAGTAGTTTACCCCCCCCTCACCGTCTGACTCTGACACGACCTTGCACTCGAACTGCTGAACCAGAGCATCGACACCATTCCACTCGCTCCAAGGCTGCTGGATGTTGAGGTTAGTCCCTAGACTGGAGGACGTGAAGGTGTAGCCTGGGCCGGGTTGAATGGACATGGCTTAGAAACTCTTGTAAACGTCCAGTTCCCAACCGACGCGGGAATAGCGAATCTCGTAGTTGATTTTATAAATAAGGCCGAAAGATTCAACGTTCACCTGAGACAACAGGTTGACCGGGTTGCCAGCAAAGCCAGTGCCAACAGGAGCCCAAGTCGGGAGCAGGGGGAAGGTGCTCCAAGAATTGGTCGAGCTGGTAGTCCCAAGCAAAGCGAGAAGCGCGATTACGCTGGCCTCTTCTTCGACATACATGATTCCAGAGTAGCTAGTAGTCGGCGCAAGGTACTGGGTCTTACCGTAGTATTGCGGGTAGGTCGGGTTAACAAACCCGATGAACCTGCCGCCGTTCTCTTTCTCAAAGCAAGCGCCGTTAAGGCCAAGGTAGGCCGGTGAGCCTCCAACATTAGGGGCAAAGTTGTTAGGGGCGTCCTGCGTGTAAGGAGCAGGACCAGCAATAGCCCCAAGGTAGGGAGCGCCCTGAGCAACAAAGAAGTTCGGGTGAGCCGTAATGTTGTCGGCGGTCAGGCCGTTAGCCGCCGAAGTGTTCGGGTTGGTCATCGTGCCACTGTTCACCGACGGATCAATGCCGACGTAATCAACTTTCAGGGTGGCAACACCTAGGGCGTCCCAGCTGATGGAGCCTTTGTGCGAAGCGCAGTAATTATAACTGGCTACCGGGAAAGCAGTGCCGCGAACGAATGGGGCAAACGTACCGCTAGTCGCGTCGCTCTTAAACGTGGCCGTAATGGTGATAAGGCCAAAGCCGTCCGAAGTGGTCGTCCAGCCAGGCTGGAGGATGTCGGCGGTTAGGTCGTTGCCGTAGTCTTGTCGTGCCATAAATTAGGTAAGTCCAGATTTCTGTAAGGTTAATGGGACGCGCTTAGTAAAGTCCGGCACGTCAGGTCGGCCCACGTTGGGGACCTGTGCCTTGATGTATTCCAGAATCTGCTGTTGGATGTCAGTCTGCCGGGTGAGGTTCTCAAGCACCGGGTTAGCGCCTACGCCAATCACGTTAGAGAAACCAGCAGGGCCTTGGAAAGTGGTGTCCTTAGCTCCAGCCATTGCAATGGGGTTTTTCTTAATATCTTCTGCAATTAGTTTTTGAACTGCGGCCTGAACTTCAGGATCACTAGTAGCGTTGAACTTTCTGTTATTGAACATTTGTTCCTTACTACCAATTTTGTAGTTCATGTAATCCTGAAAAATCTTTTGACCCCTTGGATCTGTTTGTAAAAACTCAAGAGTAGTTGCTTGTCTTTGAGTCTTTGCCTGTTCAGCATCTTCCTTGCTCTTCTTCTCGTTGTTACGTTTATTGGCCCAGTAATTGTCCTCCGCAGACATCAGCTTGTTAGTCTGGTCAATTGCTGCCTGGTTGGCGTCCTCTCGCTTCTTTGCGTTTTCCTCAATCATCTTACCAATAAACGACATGGCCGCGCTGATGAGAGCCATAGGCCCAAGGAACCTTAGAAATATGTCTTTAAATGAATTGCCAAACTTATTGCCAATTCCGTCCAGCTGTTTGTCTAGGCCACCGACTGCGGCCTTGGCTCGCCCGGCTACCTGTTCGGCGTTGGTATCGCCATCAATGCTAAACTTAACTGAGTTGCTCATGCGGGTTCGGTTTCTAGTTTAGCGATCAGGTCTTCGTCTTCCTTGGTCAATACCTTCATGTCAGCGCCTTCGCTGATTGCAAAGCAAGAGTGCAGCCAGATGGCCTGTGACTCGGGCATGGTCCACGCGCGCTCTTCTGAGATGCCGTGGTTCATCAGGTTACAAACCACGGTCAGTACCCAAGGCATCCCGGTCGTGTTGTGATGCTTGGCTTTCTTCTCCCAGAACTTAGGCCAGGACTCAATCAGGACGAACTCGGTAAAACGGCACATCTGCTTAACAAAGTATCTTTCGCTGGTGCTAAGGCGGGCAAGGTAGAAACGGTCCTTCAGTGTCAATTTGCCGATAGGCTCACCGGCACAGATTTTAACCGCGATCAGAAGGTCGAGCGGACGGACGTCCTTACCGGGCACAACGAAAGGAGACTCAACCGCTTCCAATTGTAGACGACGGAGCAGGGAAAATGGGTCAACGTAACGACCTAGCACGACTAGGCGGCAAGGGTCAGTGAACGCGCTTAGGCAGCGCTTGTCCATCGGTTAGACGACGGCCTCGTAGCCGACGGCAGTTACGGTTACTGAAGAGTAATTTTTAACGCTGCCCTTATCTGAAATTTTGGTCACCCAGCCCGAAAAAGTAGTCGAAGCAGAACCGCTCGTGTAAGACGCGGCGGTGTTAACCGTCACCGAGAAGGACGCACCAAGGATAGGCATTACTGACGTTTTCGCAATCAGCTCGCAGGTGATGGAGGTCTTCCTATCGTCACCGCGCCAAGCAACCGTCAGGCCGTTTTCGTCAACGATAGTGGCCTCGGCGTTAAATTCACCGTCATTCGTATAGGACTGAACCACGGCGTTCGTAACGGTGGTATTCGGCAGGGCGTAGATCGCGCTGATGCCTTCGACGATTGCGGCGCACATGGTATACCTATTGTTTTGGGGGTAAGGTTACGGCTGGGGGTTGACCACAATCAGGATGTCGTAGCTGAAGACGGACGCCCAGGAGCGCTCGTTTACCCCTTCGTCCTCGGACTGGGGGGTAACGTCATAGCAGAGGGCATCGCCCCCAGTGACAAAGACTGCCTTGATGGCCGTAAGGTCCTGCATCGCCCCGGCCACGGCAGCGCATCGGGCGCGGTGCTCGGCTAGGGTATTGTCGTCGGCAGAGGAAAAGACAGTGATCCGCGTACCGCAGGAATAGTTACCTAACCCCTGGGGCAAGTCGTTAGGCGCTCGGGCAGAGTCGCAGAGGACGATGGCCTTGGGCAGTACGTTAGTATCTGCACCGTCGCCGGTGTAGATATACACTCCAGCCAGCTCGGTCTGAGCTGAGAGGTGAGAAGCGATAGCGGCTTCAAGGATTTGTCGTGCGGATTTGGTTCCCATAAAGGTGGTTATTTCTTGCGGTTGGCGCGGGCTGTGGCGTCGCGTAGTCTTCCGGGCAAGGTGGCCTGAATCTGTTTAACGCGGTTGCCGTAAACAAGGTTCTCCATCCCTGCGTCCGTTGCAACATTGTTGATGTTGCCGATGAGATTAGTGGCAGTCATGGACGTTGTCGTGGGCGTCTTTGTCATCGTGAACTGTCCCATTGCTGATCGGTTGGCGTCCACCCAGGGGGCGTCGTATGCGCCGTAGTTTCTGGCTTTGCCTTTTGAAGTGACTAGAGGCGGGATCATGCGAAGGGCTGTAGCCCATGCGGCCTTAGTGTAGCCGACCTTGAGTTGGCGCTTGGCAATGTAAGCCTGCAATTCTAGCAGGGTTTTAACCATGTATTGAGGGCCACCTACAGGGGCGTTTTTAGGCCAGCGTCCACCGACCTTGGCTTTATACTTATCGTGGATGCTGCCTAGGTCGTTAGTCGGCCCTTCAATCGGGCGCATACTGCCATCTGCCCGGGCTTTGTTTAAATAGTTCTGGGCCTTGGCAAAGGCTCGGCGGGTGTCACTGTCTTGCATAATCTTACGCATGACTGGGGACAGCCCCTTGATATTCTTCTCGGTCGGCTGCAGGGCGATAAAGTCCATCCAAGACCGACCGCTAGGGCCAGTGCCCTGGACTGCGTTAATGACTTGCCGGAGGAATACGCCCTTTGACTTTACGCCTTGATCCATGGGAATAAAGATGCGCTTAACGTCCCTAGCCAGTTTGCCCATACCTGCCTTGTGGGCGGCCACGCTCAGGCCACGGCCACCGCCCTTGGGCATTGGAGGCGTGAAGGTCATGGCGTCCCGGAGCATCAGCCGCATCTGCTCGTTGGTGATAATGTCGCGCTCAACCCCAACGTCCTTAGCGAACTGGGCAATCGCCGCGTCAAAGTCGGCCCTGCTCTTAGGGTCAATGCCGCCTTCCTTTTTAGCCATTATTGGTTATCGTCTACGCACTCTAGCTCGATGACCGCGCTAGTTTGCTTGTATGACTGGCCCTTAATACGGAGGACCTGACCGTTAACCGTAAACTTCTTACCTTCGCCCAGGGCGGCGATAGGGACGCCCGAGGCGATGGTGGCGACCTGACCCCCAACCCGACCGTCAGAAGCCGTCCAAGGGGCCGTAGCGGCGGCGAAACGCACCGTCCACATCTTCTGGTCAACGAAGCCCCCAGAGTCGAACTTAGGGGTATTCATCGGGCGGGACAGTCCGACGAGGAATAGGTTAGCGCCGACCGTAGCCGGGAC